GCCGCTCCATAGCACGCACGGGGCGCTGAACTCATTGAGCCAGCGTTCCGCCTTGCGGCAAGTGTCTGCGACAAGTTTGTCCATATTAGAGTGCCAACCCGACTCCGGTGAGAGCACCGCCGCCAATGCCGCCAAGCATGCCCATCATGCCCGACTGCCCCATGGCCCCTGACTGCATCGCCGCAGCCTGCATGGCCGCGTTGTTGTTGAGCACAGCATTGCGATTGGACGCCAGCATGTTCGTGTTAAAGGTTTCGATTCCGCCCGCAGTCCGCACGGCATCGCCAAACGTCTGGCCGATAAGCTGCGTGCCTTGCCCCATGGTGGCGCTGCCAAGCTGGAACGCCGAGTTGATGCCGCGCGCAAACGGATCAAGGTCTCCGTAGCCTGTCGCCAGTCCAATGCGGCGCTGGCGGCGGGCGAGGTCCAGTTGGTTGGCTCCGAGCGCAAACTGACGGCGCTGGTCGAGGCGCTGCTGGCCCATTGCGTCACGGTTAAGAATCTCCGCTGCGCTGCTACCCATCGAGGTGCCGAGGCCGCGAGCGGCGAAGGCGGCGCGCGCCGACTGCGTTGCGTCACGCTGCTGCTCGGCTGTCAGGGATCTTCCAAGGGCGAGTTCAGCTTCCGCGTCACGCTGGAGTTGTGCCTCGATGGCGCTGGGCGCCGAGGCCGCTTGCAACTCCTCGCCAATGACGCCGCGCGTGCGCTGGAGATATTCGTTGTCCAGCTCACGGCCGACCTGCCGCGCCGTCTCCATCTGGAGCGCGGTCATCTGCGGGTAAAGGCGCTGTAGCTGCGCCTCCTGTTCGCGCATCTGCGCTATGGCGCTGCGTGTGGCAGCGGCATACATGCGGTCGTAATCAATCGGCGCCGGTGCGGCTGGCACTGGTTGCGGCGCTGGTGCTGACGGTCTTCCTCCACCCATATTATTGTCCTCCTACTTTCTTAGTTAGTTGTTTCCACGAATAGACTCGCGGCTCAAAGCTCCCCCTGCGGCACCATGCCACAAAGGTCTGCGGATGCGGCGCCACACGAAGGCACTCCCGCACAGGGTTTGTGCCAGCAGTGCCAGCAGCCAGAGTGACGAACCAGCAGTTAGCTTCCCCGGGTTCAAAGTTTTGCTCCTCCGCGTTCCACCGGCAGGCTTTGGCCAGCATGAAGCAGCTTGGGCTGTTCCACACATAGCCCGCCGACAGATGCTCGCCGACTGCTTCCCAGAAGTCTTGTGTGCTGTGGTTGTCCCACCAGTGTTTTGCCTTTTGCCATGGGGTCATGCTTAAAACTTGATGCAATAGAGCATGGCAATGTTCTTCGGGCGAGTTTCGGTGCCGCCGGTTGCTCCAGTTGTCCTTGAGGTGTCCGTTGCTCCGTCCATGCCCGATCCGCCTACCACAGAAAATTGAGATGTGAATGAGTTTCTGACATCGCCGTAGCTGTGCGTATGGCTTTTAAGATCATCCGCCTGCTTGGTGCCAAACGCCCCAGCCGCAGTGCCGTCGCTGTTGGTTCCACTGCCGCGCACAAAGTAGCCGCGAAGATCGGGCAGCGCGAAAGTCGTGCTGCCGTCACCCACGCCGTAGGTCGTGCCGATGGCGCTGAATAGCGCGGCGTAGGTGCTGCGGCTTACTGCGGTGCCGTCTGCCGCCAGCCAGCCTGCGGGGGCGCTGTTCATGGCAAAGGGCATGATGGCACCTGCGGGGAGCAACGCCTGTTGCGCTGCCGTTGAGAGCTTGCTCGCCGCAATCGCCGCGCTCGCCGACACATCGGCGTCCACAATGGTCCCAGCCGTCAGCGCCGCGGTGGACTGAGCGAGCTGGTTGAGCGTTGATGGCAAGACGGTCTCGCCGGAGACAAAGGTTTTGATGGGGGTGATCGTGAGTGTTGCCATGGTTTTGTTCCTTAGTTGTTACGCTGCGTTCCTTGTCTCGGTCGGCGGGTTGCTCGGCCCTGCGGCTTCGATTGAGACGTTGCGGATCTCCGGCCGGTTGGCCGTGGTTAGAAATTCCAGTTCGCAGTAGTGTGCTTTCTGCCGGATTGGCTGCTTGAGCGTGTAGTCCTCTGCCAAGCCGGACGTGTTCGTCTGTCCCGGCACCAGCGTGATCGTGGCGTCGGGGTTGATCGTGATGGCCTTGACCGTGACCGAGCCGGTGTTAGGCAGGACGACATCGGCGAGGCTGCGGACGAAGCGTTTCGTTGACATGCTGCCCATGCCGTAGCGGCGGGTGACGATGCGGCCGGGGACCGGCGTGATGACATCGGCCTGCACGTCGGGCGACTGGTCGCCTTCTTCGACTTCATCGAGGAGCATGAGGCGGCCGGCCTTGTTGCTGACAAAGAGGCGGCGCTCGTTGGCGCGGGTTGCCACTACGAAGTCATCCACGCCGAAGCCATAAATGTCGCGCGTCTCCCACTGGTCGTTCAGTGCATTGTAGAGGAAGACACCGTTGTTGCTGTCGGCACCGGCCAGCGGGACGGCGAGGTAGTAGCGGTTGGAATACCAAAGCCCGACCGAGTTCTTGAGCAGGGTGGCGTTGAGGTCGTCGAGCTGGTTGGCGATGGGGTCGCTGAGAGGCTTGGTGTCGCCGCGCAACTTCAAGTCGAGGCGGCTGTCGAGACGGTAGACACCGGAGTCCGAGAGGAAATAGACGAACTGCCCCGCCGTGGCGATGGAGCGGCGGGCCGCGCATCCGACCTCGTCGGTGAGGAGCGTGAGCTTACTAAGCGCCGTGTCGATGGCCGTGCTGGCGCCGTCCACGCTGGCGAACTGATTGACCTCCGCGAGCCAGATGGACTTTCTACAAAAGACGAGGAAGCTGTTCTCCACCCACGGATGGACCGCGACAACGAAGTCATTGCTGCCCGCACCTGCGCGGAACGACTGCCAGTAGGGATCGTAGGTGTTCGCATCGAGGATGTCCGAGATGAGCACGTTGTTCTTGCCGTCAGGAAGCACCAGCCGGTTATTGACGTAGGTGCCCCAAGGCGTGCTGCGCATGGTCTTGAAGGTCGGGCCAGCGGCGGCCACGCCTGCGGGGCTGCGGACAAAGGAGGTCGTGATGCCGTCCCAGTAAAGCGGCGCCTTCACGCGGCGGATGGTGCGGCCGCTCGTTGTGGCGTCGGTCGCGGTGCCGCTCGGCACAGTGATCGTGAAGGAGTTCGTTGAGGACGTGGCGATGTCATACTCCACGCCGTCGAAGGCAGCGACATTGCTCCCCTCGATGCGCACGCGGGCACCGGCGGGGAATCCGTGGCCGGTCAGGTTGACGGTCGCCGTGGTGGACGCCACCGTGATGCCGCCGGTGGTGACGTTCTTGATCACCCAGCCCGGACGCGAGGCGTCGGCTTCGCGGAAGAGGTAAAGTCGGTCGTTGGCCTGCGTCATGGAAATCGTGTCGGTCGGCTCGATGACCTCGTCCGGTGAGGTCGGGTAGGCCAGCTCCTGCGGGAGCACGCTGATGACGATGGTGTCGCCGTTCTCGTCCACAATCTCCTCGCTGCCCTGCGAGACGGCAGTGACCAGAAAGCCGCCCGCCCAGACACCGGCGAAGGACTGGTTGTCATCGAGCAGGATGGTGTAAGCACGGTCGCCGCCCGCCAGCACAACGATCTCCGCGCTCTGCACCTGATCCGGCGAGCGGTAGACGGACGCTGCAAAGATGCCGCCGGAATAGACGCTCTGCACCACCGGCGCGTTAGGCGCGGGGTTCAGCACGAAAGGCACCGTGAGCGGCGAGCTGGCCACGCTGATGGCGTCCGCCATGCGCTTCGCGCCCTTCCTCGTCACCGCCACTCCGCGATCGAGGCGCATGTTCTCCGAGAGCTGGAGCATGCCAGCAGGCAGCGCAACCGGATTGATCCTGCTGGCATAACCAGCGAATCCGGCGTCGCCGTCGCGGAGGATGGGGCTTTCTAGGGGCATTTAGCAAATAATCTGTAGCGTCACGCGGTCGCTGTCATAGGCAGTTGTCGTTCCCGCTGCGCCTGCGCTTGTTACAACCCTAACCGCACTTGTGGTTGGGGCTGTTGATACAGAGTAGTGAACGTCCGTGGCCTCACCGCCTACAACTGATTTGCACATTCCAGCAACAGAATAATTTGCGTTTGGCATGGCCGTTGTAAATGTAACGGTATAATCGCCTGCGCCGTTTTTGAGAACGCTTGCCACATTACCGCTGGCGCGAATCTTTACGTTGGCGCCGTCGGTCGAAGCTCCAGTGTCCGCCTCGTTGCGCGTTCCATCAAAGTTGACCCAAGCACGGCAGCCATAGATCGGTGCTGATCCTGTTTGCGCCCCGCTCAACTTGGCTGCGGTGACATTCGCATCTGTAATCATCGCCGTGACAACCTTGCTGCTCCCAATCGCCGTCACACCGGCATTGCTGATCGTCACGTCGCCAGTCACAGCAACCTTTGTCGCCACGTTGCTGCCGTTGCCGACAAGGATGTTGGCGCTGTCGAGCGCGGCGAGCTTGCTGAAGGCAATGGCCGCCGCCGCATCAATGTCCGCATTGACCAGTCCGCCGCGCACTACAGATGCAGCGACACGCTTGGTCAGTCCGCTCTGCTCGATGATAAACTCGTCGCCGGATGCGAGGGTCGTTGCTTGGGTTAGTTGTCCGATTGTTTTGGCCATAGTCGTTGATTAGTTAAGTGCTGCCTTCAGTCTGCTTTTGAACCGCGCCGCGTCGGCGGGCGAGATGTCGTTCTTGCGGTTGGGGGCGATTTGCTGGTGAGTCACGATGCGGCTCATCGGGATGTGCCACTTCTTCATGCGGGGCACGATGTATTGGATGGCGCTGTCCATCGCCGCTTCACCGAGCGGGTCTTCGTATGTATTGCCGTCCCACGCCACACCGAGGGAATAGCTGTTGCAGTCTGGCACGCCCTGCCATGAGCTGATGCCTGCATGCCAGCAGCGAGCCGTATCGTCGGCGAGGACGGTGCGGTTGCCGTTTCTGGCGATGATGACGTGGTAACTCACTTTGCTGGCGGGGTTCATGCACCAAGAGACGGAGCCGTTGTAGCTACCGCTGGTGTGGTGCAACACGATCATGGTCGGGGTGATGGGTCTGCCGCTTTTGTTCGGGGTGTTGAGACGGCGCTCGTCGTAGGCTTTGCTCGCGGCGGGTGTGGAGGTTGTTGTGGATTCTAATGGCAAGCTCGGCGAGGCTGGCGCTGGGCCAGTCGCGGACGGCTTTCCAAATAGTCTCTTGATCCACGTCCACATGGTTACTTCGCGTGACCCTTGGGCGGCGGGTTGACGGTGACGGTGGCCTGCTGCTTCAAGAAATCATAGCCGACCGTCACGCAGCCAGCCGCAGCGACAGCCCAGCTCACGGCGAGGATCGCAACTGCAATGGCTTTTGTGACGCGGGCGTGGCTCATGGAGTCAGAGTCTCGCGTTGTTGTCTTTCGCCATGACCAAGCCCCAACCGGCGAGCAGGCTTGCGGCGATGAGGCCGAGGTCGGGGATGCTGCCGTTGGCGAGGAACTCGCGGCCAGCGGTCGAGAGCGATGCGATGATGGTGAGG